ATGGTTGTATGGAACATAGAGGTGTTCTTGCTCATAGCTCACTTACTCAAACTACTGAGCTTCGTGGACAGTTCTTTAATCCATCAGTTAAGCAAGAGTTTCTTGATTATATTAAAATGCAACAAGTATTTGCGGGGACGAGAACTTGAGGAAAATATTAGATAATATTCCAGAATTCTGTTTAAGTCATTGGTTACTAAGAATTCCATTAGCAATTGTATTTTTACAACAAGGTTTGAGTAAATTTCCTGTGACTATTGAAGGTGCAGAAAGTTTTGATTTACCTTACATTGTTTGGTGGTTTGCCAGCTATGGTGAAGTAGGCGCAGGCATTGGTCTAATAGTTGGTGGTTTACTTATTAAATGGTGGGCAGAGATTGGGGATTTAATTACACGATTTAGTGGTATTACAATTTGTAGTATTATGACAGGAGTGATATGGATTGGAGAACCAGATAGTTTTTTAGACGTTATATTATACGATAATTTACATGTATTGTTATGGGTAGGTGGTTTATTTTTCGCATTAAGAGGGAACAGAACATGACATATAACTTTGTAAACACTAATAACGGAGATGCTTTCAGCATGTCTTTTGAAACACACGATAAGAAAAATCAATGGCTAGAACAAGCTCCTAATGTAATTTGCTTGGGTGTACAAGAATACGACTTGCCCACTCGACATGTTAGAATGCAAAACAAAGAAGAGTTTGCAGGATGGGGGAGTTAGCAGTATGAAAAATAGTTGGAAAGCCTTTCCGCCAATAGCAATTTGGCTTATTTTTAGAGACAGTTGGAGAGGTATTATGACCATAGAACATTCTCCATTACGTAAACTTGATCCTATGGCTGCACATATGCTATTTACTATTTTAGGATTTATGTGGAGTGCAATTTTTGGAATTGCTATTGTTGAAAGTTATACAGCTTTTGGAATCAGTGCAATTGTTCATATTGTAATAATTAGTGGTGTTGCGATAACAGCGTTAGTGTTTAACGAAGCTGATAAAAGACCTAATGAATTAAACGAAACTATGTTTAAGATTAAAGAAGGCTATCATAGTTATCCAAGAGCAAGACAAAACATGTACATCAATGGACAAAAAGTAAAACTTGATAGAGGTGATCCAGGTGGAGAACATGAGTAATGTGAGAGAGGAAGCCCAGCAACAAGCTGAGGTGGCTTATGATGGTTTTATAAAATTTAGTAAGTATGTAGCTTATACAAGTATATTATTTTTGTTAGTAGTTGCAAAATGTAATTTTGGTGTTGATGGTACAGGAAGTAAGTATGAACCAAACAATGCACGTGAGTATGAAGAACGTATGATAGAGATGGGAAAACAATATAAATGAATCATTTTAATGTATCAATTACAAAAAGTGTTATCCGAATTTTAGGATGTGTAACTTTAGCATATGGAAATTTAGCAGCAGCTGGTGGTCTATTGATAGCAGCTGAATTGTTAGGTATAGTTGAAGAATTTGTTGATAAGAGAAAGGAAAATTAATTATGAACAGAATAACTAATGAGTGGACTAAAACAACCACTGAAGCGTTTGGTGATAATGAAGCTACTCGAAAAGGTAATCGAGCAGAGGAAACTATTTTAGAACACTTTAGAAAGATATATGATTTTGCTTATCGTAATGAGGAAGACAAGGATCTTCAAGTTGCTGGTAAAGATATTACTTTTGGAAAAGATAGTTGGTATCGACCATATAATGTAAATGTTAAAGGTAATATGAAAGATTATTCTTTTTCTGTTGACATTCCTAAGATTATGAAGGAAAGTACTGATAGATGGTTGCATTATGATGAGAAATCAAAGTTCTATGCAATGTATGATATAAATGATATGAAGAAGTATTTGAAGGATAAAGGTCTTACTGATAAATCATACACATACATTTCTACTACTAAGGCTAAGCGTCCTTCATTTATTAAGATGGGAAAAGTATGAAGAAAATAAGGAATGATATTTGGGTTACATTTCAGAAAGAGGGGGTACATTGTTATCCTGCAGCATTAGATGATCCTAAACTTGCTACTGGCGATTGGGATGACGTTTCTTTTCTGGGGCATCCTCATAGGCACATTTTTCATTTTAGAGTTGGCATTCAAGTTTTTCACGAAGATCGTGATATTGAGTTTATACAGTTTAGTCGTTGGATACAGCGTTTATACAATATGGATGTACTTAAACTCGATTACAAATCTTGTGAAATGATTGCAGATGAATTAGCTGAGAAGATTGGAGAGAAGTATCCAGGAAGAATTGTTATGATTGATGTATCAGAAGATGGAGAAAATGGTCAATATTCACAATATGCTCCTGACTCTAAAGAAGATTAATCTTATAAATAAAAGTAAATATTTATTAGATGGGGACAGTCATGCAAAGTTTTAAATCTATGGTAGAAAATAGTGATGATGTTATCAGTGCAGCTAAGAAAAAATTACAAAGGATGAAAAAAGGATCCAAAGTAAGTTTTACTCACTCACAAACAGGTAAAGATCATACAGGGGAATATCGTGGTTTGAAAAACATGCACGGTTATTCTTATGCTCACGTAGAACATCCAAAAGGAGTTAATGCTCCTAATTTTATTCCTGTGCATCATATTCATCAAGCTGGTGCCAAAAAGGGAGTAAAGATGTAGTGACTGTTAGTCCTCAACAAGTAGGCGCTGGTAGCGCTAATCCACCACCTCCTCCTAAATAATAATTGATGTTTACTAATTGATAAAAATATTGTATAATTATACAAAAATATTATGGAGTTATTATGACAGAATTTGCACACATTACGCCTACGGCGTATCTTGATCTGTTTGCAACAGGTCGTCCTTTTCATCTAACATTAGCACATCTTGTAGAACAAGATCCTAAGTATGCTGAATATTATAAGCACTTAGGTGAGTGGAGTCATATGTGTCAAGGCTCTATTAACATAATGGATAATAGTGCCTTTGAAATGTATAAAGAAGGTAGGCCTATGTATTCAGCTGAAAAGCTAATTCCAATGGCTATAGCTTGTGGAGCTGACTATGTTGTTATGTCTGACTATCCTAATGAGGAAAGTAAAAAGACTGTACAAGCTGCTGTTAAGATGGCACCTAAACTTAGAGAAGCTGGACTAGGAACTTTCTTCTGTCCTCAATCAGAAATAGGAGATAAAGAAGATTTACTTAAATGTTTTGATTGGGCTTCTAATGCTGAAGAAGTAGATTATATTGGTGTATCGATACTTGCTGTTCCTAATGCTTATGGAGTAGAAAAGGATAATAAACTTCAAAGATTTTTATCTCGTTGGAAGTTTATGCAAGAGCTATTAGCTAATGGTATATTAGAACGAGCTAGAGCTAATGATAAAAAGATTCATTTCTTAGGAATGGTAGATGGTCCTAATGAAATACTTTTAGTTAAAGAGTTTTTACCATATATCGATACATGGGATAGTAGTGCTGCTGTATGGGCTGGACTATCTGATAAAAAATTTGATAACTCTCCTACCGGATTAGTTAATGGAAAAATTGAAACTCATGTTGACTTTTCTCATAATTCTGCTACAATGGAACAGTTAGGAATGGCAATGGCTAATTGTCGTTACATTGATAATCTATTAGCAGAGGATGATGATGTCTGATAAAATAAACTGGAAATACAATGAACCTAAGATACTATTAGAGATATCTAAGTATCTTGAAGGTACATATGATCAACATTATGTCGGGAACAAAGATATCCAGACTGTTGACTTTTGGCATTCGTTAGGTAGTCTTGATACGACTGCTAGAGATAATGCTATTAAGTATCTTGCTAGATATGGTAAGAAAGGTGGTAAGAATCGTAAAGATCTTATCAAAGCAATTCACTATATTATCCTTATGATGTGGGATTTAGAACGGGAGTCAAATACAGAATGAGTATGAAACATATTAAAGGACCTAACTCAAGTTCATTATTGAGTAATGTTTTACCTAGTGACATACAACCTAACGCAGTCGACTTGCGAGTAGGTAAAGTATTCGAGATAAACAAACAAGTGTTTATCTTAGATGAAGATAAAAAGCAGCATAGAGGTTCTAATGAACTTACTCCTGATGATAAAGGATATTGGAATTTGTATCCTGGTTGTTATGAGGTCATTATGGAAAATATGATTGAGGTAGGTGACAATGAGGCTGGATGGGTTATTACTAGATCAACTCTTAACAGGAACGGTGTTCATCTCACTAGTGGGTTGTATGACACTGGATATGATGGTGTTATGGCTGGTGTTATGCACGTCAATGTAGATTTGTTTAAACTCAAGAAAGGTACTAGAATTGGTCAATACTTAAACTTTCAAGCTGAGAATATTGGATCGTATCAAGGTGATTATGGTAAAGGAGGAGAACATGACAAAAGATATTCAGGGACAAGATCTTCCTCCCTCACTTGATTTCTTTTTGAATTGGGTTGGTATTAGAGATCCAATCCGACATGCACCAGTTCATATTCCTGAAAAGGAAGAAGAACCACACGTTGCATGGACTCCATCTTATGCTGGAGAAGAACCTCCATTTTGAGTAGGTGGCAATTATTTAAAGGTCATTGGAAACAATTAAGACAAGAGGCAAAAAAGCTCCCCCAACCTTGGTGGGATGCCTGTAGTTACAATATGTGGAATTGTTTTTGGTGGGCATTACATAATAGTAAAACACATGACCTTAATGGTGAGTATTTAAAAAAAGTAGGAAACCAATACAAAGATTAATTTCCTACTTTTACTCATTACTCTTTGTTGTGCCAAATAGCCCACAGGATCCAAACAGCTAATAAGCCGATTACTCCTTGTGCACCTAATCCAGCTAACATTGATGATACATTATCAACAACACTTAACCCTTGTGGCATAAATGGCATATTACCTAGTCCTAAGACTTCTGCCACAATAGCTAGAGCAGCAAGACTTACACCAACATTTGCTAGTGCGGCCGCCCATGACCTGACTGTATTAAGAACTTCCATATAAGTCCTCCTTCGTTGTTTTTATTTCAACATAATATACGTGCAGTATATTTATATAAATTTTATTACCAATACGCTTTTTCTATACCAACTAAGTATATGATAAAACCAATAATACCAACCATAGCTATAATAGCTGCTATGATAGCGCAAATCTCAATAACTTTTCTTCTATATTCTTCTTGAGCATATATTGCTTCTTGACGTTTCTTTCTAATGTTTGCTTCAGTTCGTAGTAATTCATCCCATGCCGAAGGTCCTCTCGTGAACGAAATTATTTGTTTTAATTCCGCGCGCATGTCCTCTGCTTTCTTTTTTGCCATGAAAGCAGCCATAGCTTCTTCCTCTACAGAACCTGCATTAAAAATCTTTTTAAATAGTGGCGGTTTCTTCGAATACTCTTCCGCTTTTTTAATATCTGAAACTGCACCCATCCAACGGCCGAGATCTGCGCCCATACTCTCGACGTCTCTCCCAAACTGAAAACCTTTCTTGATAGCGTTGAATGCGGCGGTTGCAGTAGCGACTGCTGTTACCGGATCTATCATTGACTTTGTCATCCTTTCTTATCGACCAGTATTGCAAATCAATAATTAAGATGTCTTCGCCAATTCATATATAATCTATTTATATATAAATCTCCTGTTGACCAGGATTAAAAAAGATGGTATAATCTTTGTATATTTTATAGGAGGATAATATGTCAAATCAACGTGCAGGAAAAACTCATAGGGCTTCTTTAGGAGATGGAATGAGCGATATGAAGTTACGTAACTTCTTTAGGACTAGTAAGAAGATATTAGAAGCTAATGGTAACGAAGATGCTGCTTTTTATTTCGAACAAGTAGAAGAGCATATTCAAGGTGGTGGTAGTATTATGTCAGATGATTATGCTACTGTGGGTAGAATTTTAGGAATCTAATACTAAATACTCTATACAAATATTGTGTTTAGAGTGTTTAATGGATGAACTCGAAGAAAGATGTTTTCAACTTAAAAGGCGGATTGAGTTTCTTAAAAAACGGATCGCCGTTGCTGGAGGAGTGCAAAAAACCTCAGATAATGCTCGTCCAGTTCAATGGGTGGAGACAGAAACACTTCAAGAAAAAAAGAACCAAAATTCTTCAACCAGGAGAGTATCATCTAGTATCAGCAGTAGAGATAGAACGCAGAGAACAACGACGCAGACAGAATCTCGAAGAAGAGAAAGCAGCGATAACTCCAATGAAGACGCCGCCAGAGAAAAAGCGGTAAACAGACTTTTGTTAGCAATTGAAGCAGCTGGAGTAAAAGATTAGATATGAAAAATAAATACAAAAAACTTTGGAACAAGGTAGGTAAAATGGAATTAGGTAATCCTGTGATCACCACTCTAATAGGGCTGGTGGTTTTTTATATTGGACTTAAAATGTTTTCTGGTGGTATGAAAGATATGGGTAACATAGAACATTTACAATGGTTTTTAGGTAATCCATTATATATGTTTTTTGGTGGAATTATTATGACCCTCGCATGGCAATCATCATCTTTATCAACTACAGCAATTATTGCATTAGTAGCATCTGGAGCATTACCATTACCAGCTGCAGTCGCTTGTGTATTAGGAGCTAATATAGGAACGACTGGAACTATATGGTTAGCAGGTTTCTTTGTTTCAGACGGTTGGCCAAAAGGAGATGCATTACGAATAGCTATGGCTCATACTGGAATGAATTTAGTAATGGCACTAATGTTATTACCATTTGTTGGACATATAGCAAAATTTTTAGGAAAGTTTTAAATTAATTAACCGTTGTCTTAATTGCTAAAATATTGTATTATAAATAAAGTGATAGATGTTGGAGGACATACAGGACTCGGGTGCGAATCCCGACACCTCCACCATAAACATATTGCGAGGATACTTTGGACGATAAATC